ATACTTTAGAAGATTTTGTATCTCAATTTGCCCCTTTAGAATATGGAGCTATTTCTGATGGTTTTAGACATAATATCGATTTTGAATTTATAAATGATGATCAATATAGTCCATTTTTTGATGTAGAAAAAGATGATATTGTTTTAGATTTAGGTGCTAGTTTTGGTCCATTTATATGGAAAGCTAAAAAAAATAAACCAAAACATATATATGCTGTTGAGCCCCTAAGTGTATACCATCCAATTATTGAAAAAAATGCAAAAGGATCAAATTATACTCTAATAAAAAAAGCAGTTTCAGGAACCAATGGTACTTTAGACTTAGAATGGGATATACATAAAGAAACTGTTCCTACTATTACTTTTAAAGATTTAATCAAAGAAAACAACATCAGTAAAATTGATTTTTTTAAAATTGATATTGAAGGAGCAGAGTATTCTGTTTTTACTGATGAAAATGCCGAATTTTTAAAAACAATTCCTAAAATTGTAGGTGAAATTCATTTACACCACCCTCACGAAAAACCTTTATTTAAAGAATTTTACAAATTTTTACAACGTCATAATTTTAATTTTAAGTTCTATTCTTATGATATGGTTGAAGATATTACTGAGACTATGTCAAAAGATGAAAGCGTAGAACGTTTTAGTACTATTATTTTCTATGCTTACCAAGGAGAATTTGTAAAGGAAAATACTATACACATTAATTATATTGGCAAACCTAAAGTTGAAATTTTAGGATCTAAAAAACAATCATACACAATTGAATTTATTAATAGAGATACAAATACTATAGTCCACAAGCAAACTATTAGTAATAATATGTGGACTTCTTGTAACAAAGAATATTATATACCTTGGCTAATAAAAATCAATGGTAAAGAATATTCTAGTTTAAATTTAGAAGGGCAACGTGTATTAATTTCATTAGATTCTAAATCAATTGGTGATACTATTGGCTGGACTCCATATGTTGTTGAATTTGCCAAAAAACACAATTGTAAAGTTATTTTATCTACATTCCACAACGATTGGTTTCAAGGACTTTTAGAATATAAAGACATTGAATTTATAGAACCTGGCACAGTGACCCAATGTGTAGCCCATTATAATATTGGCTGGTTTAGAGACGAAAATGGAGGTTGGCGAAATTTTGATAAACATCCTCGCCAATGCAATACTATTCCTATGCAAGCTACTGCTTCAGACATTTTAGGTTTAGAATATAAAGAACTTAATTTAGGTACTGCTTTTAAAATTGGAGAAAGACCAATTAAAGAAAAATATATTGTAATTGGTCCTAATGCTACAGCTGGATGTAAAGAATGGGTTTATGATTATTGGGTAACATTGACTAAATTATTACGACAAAGGGGTTATGTTGTTATAAGCTTAACTAAATCTGAACATTATATGGATTCTGTTCTAAATTATTATGGCCAGGATATGGACACTGTAGCTACAATTTTACACCACGCTGATTTATTTATAGGATTAGGTTCCGGGTTATCTTGGATAAATTGGTCTTTAAATAAACACACTGTAATGATAAATGGGTTTGCTGAACCTGGTCACGAATTTACTAAAAAAACAACAAGAATATTTAAAGAAGGTGTTTGTTTTCCTTGTTGGACAAATCGAAACTTTGCTTTTGATGCTGGAGATTGGGATTGGTGTCCTATTTGGAAAGGAACAGATAAACAACACATATGTCAAAAATCTATTACTCCTCAAATAGTATATAATAGAATTAAACCTTTACTTAAAAAATAATATGTATCAACGATGGAAAAAAAAGTTTTAACAGAAGAAGAAATTACGGCTTTAAGAGAATTAAATGATAAAAACAAAGATTTAATTAATTCTATTGGTAGAATCGAATACCAAATAACCTTATTGCAGAATCAAAAAGATCAATATAAAGAACAGATTTTATCTCTTGATAAAGAAAGTATTAATTGGGGTAAAATTTTAACAGAAAAATATGGTTCTGGACAAATAAATTTAGAAACAGGTGAAATAGTTCTTGACTAAAACCCAGTTATTTTTTTAAAGGTTGCATTGTATTTTGAAAGACTCTTACATATTTATAATAAAACCTAAAAATATAACTGTAAAATGGCAGAAACATTATTATCACCTGGTGTATTAGCTAGAGAAACTGATCAGTCTTTTCTTACACAGGCACCAGTAACCGCAGGAGCCGCTATTATTGGACCTACCGTATTAGGTCCTGTTGAGGTTCCAACTCTTGTCACTACTTATTCGGATTATTTGAATAGGTTTGGTGGCTCTTTTTTGAGTGGTGGTCAGCAATATAGTTTTTTAACACAAATTAGTGCTTATAACTATTTCCAAAACGGTGGTACATCTCTTTTAGTTACTAGAGTTGCCTCAGGTTCATTTACATCTGCCACAGCTTCAATTGGTAACTTCTTCTCTACCGCAAGCACAACTCCTTTAACTAATGGTGCTACTGGATTTAATAGTGCTAGTGGAGAGTTTAGTTTTACATCATCATTTGTAATTTCTACAATTGCTGAAGGAGACATAATGAACAGCATCAGTGGTAGTGATAGCGCTGTTGTTTATGGTGCCGATAGTTCAAATGGCAGTTTAGCTAGTGGTTCTGTAGATAATTTAAGATGGCAGATAACAGGAAGAGATACTGATACTGGTACTTTCTCTTTATTAGTTAGACAAGGTAATGACGACACTAACAATACTAATGTCCTTGAAACTTGGGCTAACTTATCACTTGACCCAACTCAACCTAATTATATTTCTAGAGTAATTGGTGATCAATATAGATCTTTTAGTTCTACTGATGGAGCTCACGTTCAAACAAACGGTACATTCCCTAATCAATCTCGTTACATTTATGTTAGTAGAGTAAATAAACCAACGCCAAATTATTTTGACAATTCTGGTAATCCTGTAGCTGCTTATGCTGCTTATTTACCAGTAGCATCAAGTGGTTCATTTGGTGGAGCTGCAGGCTCAATTTACACAGGAACTGGTAAATTCTACAATAATATTAGCAGCTCAGATACTCAAGGTTTAACTGGTGCCAATTACAATAATGCTATCTCATTAATGGCTAACCAAGACGACTACGTATTTAACGTAATTTCTGTACCTGGTTTAACTATTGCTGATAATTCATCACAAATTACAACTTTAGTTAATAATGTCCAATCACGAGGTGATGCAATTGTAGTTGCGGATCCAAGACCTTATGGGGATACTGTTAGCGAAGCTGTAACATCTGCTTTAACTGTTAATAGTTCATACGCTGCTGCCTACTGGCCCTGGGTAATGACACTTGATCCAGGCACAGGCCAAATGGTTTGGGTACCTGCTTCAACAATGGTACCCGCAGTATATGCATTTAATGATAGTGTTTCTGAACCTTGGTTCGCACCTGCAGGTATCAATAGAGGTGGCTTAGAAACAGTTATTCAAGCTGAAAGAAAATTAACTCAATCACAGCGTAATACTTTATATAATGGTAATGTTAACCCAATTGCAACATTCCCTGGAACAGGAGTTGTAATCTATGGTCAGAAGACATTACAGAAAAGAGCATCTGCGCTTGACCGTGTAAATGTTCGTAGATTATTAATTGCCCTTAAGTCTTACATTTCACAAGTTGCATTAAACTTGGTGTTTGAACAAAACACAATTGCTACTAGAAATGCGTTCTTAAGTCAAGTTAACCCATATCTCGAATCAGTACAACAAAGACAAGGTTTATATGCCTTTAGAGTGATTATGGATGATTCCAACAACACTCCTGATGTAATTGATAGAAATATGATGGTTGGTCAAATCTACTTGCAGCCAACTAAAACAGCTGAATTCATTTACTTAGACTTTAACATCTTACCCACAGGAGCAACATTCCCAGGGTAAAAGTTAAAAACTTGAATATTTATAATTGATAAAATAATATAACGCAAAATGGCAGTATTAGATCCGAACGAAATTTTCTTTACAGCGTTTGAGCCCAAACAATCCAATCGATTTATTATGTACATCGATGGTATCCCAGCATATGAGATCAAAGGTGTTGGGGGTATTAACGTAGCCCAATCATCAGTACCTTTAAATCACATTAACGTTCAACGTTTTGTGAAAGGTAAAACAACTTGGGGCCCCGTATCCTTTACCTTATTTGATCCTATCACTCCTTCAGGTGCTCAGGCAGTAATGGAATGGGTTCGTTTACACCACGAATCAGTAACTGGTAGAGATGGTTATTCAGACTTCTACAAGAAAGATTTAACTTTCGATGTATTAGGACCTGTTGGCGACATCGTATCAGAATGGATCTTAAAAGGATGCTTTATTACATCAGCAAACTTTGGAGATTATAACTGGGATGATGATGGTACTGCAATCAATATCTCAATGGAAGTTCAGCCTGATTATTGTATCTTGAACTTCTAAGAAAATTTCAATTATTACTAGGAGAGCTTGGCAATGCCGAGCTCTCTTTTTATATTAGTGTATCATAAAAGGAGTTCTTTGACATTTAATACTAAACAAAACTATGGAAACACTATCTTTTACTTTAGGTGTTCTTGCGGTGATTGACTTATTACTCGTCGTAGGAACGTTTTTGGTCTTAAAGACTTTGAACATCACCCGCAAACAAGCGGAAAAAACTCAACGAGAGCTAGATGCTAACGTTAGAGAATTACATTACGAGGTAGAACGCTACCGAAATGATTTAAACGATAAAATTAACCTTGTCGAAGAACGAGTTGTTCGACACACCGACTCTCGAGTCGATAAACTAGAATCTAAAGTGTATAAGGATTTTGATTTAATCCGTACACAAGGTCGTAAATATTAATATTTAACTGGTCAAAGACTCCTTTTTATGGTATTTATATATGAAATTGTTTTAATTAAATAAAGAATATGGATTTTAAATTACCAACAGAAACTGTTGAATTACCCTCAAAGGGTCTTCTTTATCCTGAAGGCCATCCTTTAGCAGAAGGAAAAGTAGAAATTAAGTATATGACTGCTAGAGAAGAAGACATTTTAACAAACCCCAATTTTATTAGACAAGGAGTTGTAATTGACAAACTTTTACAGTCTCTAATTGTTACAAAGGTTGATTACGATGATCTTTTAATTGGAGATAAAGATGCTATTATGATGGCCGCTCGTATCTTAGGATATGGTAAAGATTACACCTTCAGATATAATGGTGAAGAAATTACTTGCGACCTATCAGATATTAAAGAAAAATATTTAGATGAAACTAAATTATTAGAAAAGGGTAAAAATGAATTTTCATATACCTTACCAAATACCAAAAATGTTTTAACATTTAAACTTTTAAATCAAAGAGACGATAAAGCAATTGATAAAGAAGTTGAAGGATTAAAAAAGATCAATAAAAACAACTCTTACGAATATACCACTCGTTTAAAACATATTATTCTTTCAGTCAATGGTGACTATGAGAAAAAAACTATCCGTGAATTTGTTGAAACGGCTTTCTTAGCTAGAGACGCTAGAGCATTTAGAGAATATTATGCTGAATTAGCACCTGGATTAGATACAAAAATAACACACGTTTTTGCTGATGGGGAGGAGGGAGAAGTCGAAATTCAATTCGGCACTACCTTTTTTTGGCCTGGGTCCTGAACATAGATTAATAATTTTTAAAGAATTACACGAAATTACATTCCACGGCCAAGGAGGATATAATTGGGATATAGTTTATAATATGCCTATATGGTTAAGAAGGTATACCTTTAATGAACTTAAAAAATTCTATGAAGAAAAAAATAACGCTCAAAATGGTGATGTTGTAAAAAAATCTATTGATGCTATGAAAGCAGTTGGAGCTGTAGCAAAAAATAAACCAATAGAAAAAGTACAAGTACCAAGTTATGTTACAAAGGCATCAAAAAAATGATGCCTTTTAATATTTATAACAAATACACTCTAGATGGCTAACCAATCTCCACAATCACCCCAATCAACAGGTAATAACCAGGCAGCTGATCAAATCAGACAGGTTAATACCGAAATTGGATATTTAGAGGATCAATTAATTAGTATTGCAGATAGATTATCTAATACAATTAAACAGTCTATCGAAGATATACGTGATGAATCTGCTGGAGTAGCTCAAATATTTGAAAGAAATCTAACGAGAAGTATAAAAGATATTTCTCGAGAAAGTGATACTATATTAAACAATACTTTAAAATTAGCTAAAGGAGAAGCCAAAATTGCTGATGTTAAAAAATCAGCGTATAACATTCAATTAAAAGAATTATCAGCAAGAAGAAATCTTGATAATTTATTAAGAAACGGTGTTATAACTGAACAACAAAAAGCAGCAGCTGAGGCAGAAATTACAGACAGTGTTAATAAACAAAATAAGTTATTAGAGGATCAATTAAATTTAGCTAAGCAAATCCAAAAGAATATGGGTTTGACTGGTAAAATGTTAAAAAGTATATCTAAAATTCCAATTTTAGGTGATTTAATTGATGCAGAAACAGCTTTAGCAGCAGCTCAATTAGAAGCAGCAAAAGAAGGTTCTAATAGAACAAAAGTTATGGGTGCTGCTTTCAAACAGTTAGGTAAGAGTTTAAAAGAAAACTTGACTGATCCACTTGTAATGGCTGGTGTCTTTATAAAGACATTAAAGACACTTTCTAATATAGCTTTTGACTTTAGTCAAAGAGTGGCTGATACAGCTCGAAACTTTGGTATTAGCTCAGATGCAGCATATAAAATGCAAATGTATTATTTAAAAGTTTCACAAACTAGAAATTTAGAAGTTGGAAATGCTAAAGACATTGCTGAAGCTAATGAAAGAATTAACAATGAATTAGGTCTTCAAG